CCAGGCTTCCATAAGAACTTTTCCTCGATTTACCATTAGAAAACCATAATGTTCGGCGTCCTCTTCGGTATAAGGCGGGTCTGCCAAAATCAAATCGAGCGAGTGGCCAATGAACGCGCGAACATACGAGGAAAGAAGCTCCGCATCACCGATGATTTCAGGTTTCAAATCTGGATTTTTATCCATGCGAAGATACGAACCTGGCGGGGTTTTCCCGCTAAATAAGTGAAGAACCTTGGTTTTATCCGGAAACATCGGTAAGAGCCGTTTCAAATATTGTTTCGGATAGGCTCCATGGTAGTCGGAAGTGTTTTTGTAATTTTGCCCGAGTTCCCATTCTCCGTATAACCTTCCTTTGAAAATGTGAAGCGGCGCGTAATTCGGAAAGGACTCGTTATAAAGACATGCTCGATCTTGAATGCTGAAGGATGTAGTTTCAGAAATCATAGAACCTTCCTCGTTTCTGTTTTAAAATCCGCGACAACAGTTGTTCTACAGCCTCCGGCATGATACGGTGGCATCTTGTTTCTTAGGTGACCTGTAATTTCGTCTCCGGATTTTGAAGCGATGTCGATTTTTCGGAGTTCTGCTTCCGAAGGATTCTGGCGGTCCTTCCAGAAATAGTCTCGGGTTGGATCATCCGCTAAAAATTCCCTTACATACTGAACACAGGTCTGCACTTCAATGGTTTTGCCATTCATAGTTTCGCAGATATACGAAGTGTGATTGTCCATCACCGCAACGATTTCAAGTCGCTTGATTCCGATTTGCTCTAATCTTTCGGTACGAGAAAAATTTCTGGATCGAAGAATTTGTCCTCTTACGATGTCGTTTAGTTTGCTTCTAAGTTTGGCTTTAGGATCTATTGAAGGAGTTTCACCTTCTTTCTTCTTTCCGGGTTTATCTTTTGGAGCTGGACCCAGAAGCTCGTCTTGAAGTCTTCGAATTACTTCTTCCGTGGATCCGGTCGATACAGCTTCTCGAATGGCTTCTTCGATTTTGTTTATATCTTCTTTTCGATTGAATTGTTTACCGATATCAAACTTGTATCCTTTATCAAAGAAATTTAATATGTCTTTGTTTGCTTGAACACGCGGAGGGTTCGTTTTCGAATTCGGATTTTTTAGATCCTGACCTGCGTCCCAGGCTTTCGAAATTGTTTCCTTCCAGATTTTCGCGGTTTCTTCCGGAAATTTTTGTCCAAGTTCCTTTTCTAAAATATCCCAAACCGTATCGATCGCATCGGTTTTACTCATTTCCTTTTTGAAAATTTGATTTAAGGCTTCATTGACACGATCTTCGTAAGAAGAAAAGAAATGAGACACGAATGCTTCTTCAATGGAAGCATAGACCTCTTTCTCTTTCTTTGACCAAGCGCCAAGTTCTACAAGAGCTTCAAGGTCACCACAAACATGTGATGTATGTCCGAACTCTTTATTCATTAAGGCTTTTTTTTTACTCTCGGAATTTTCGTTTTCAGAAAATGCAAATTCGGATTTGTCTTGAGTTTCCAATTTATCCGAATCAAACCACTTGTCTCGTCCTAAGAGTTTTGCACCATCGTCGGGACTGATCGCTCCACTTTTAACCATAGAAAGAATGAGTTGAAATTCTGCGGCCTCTACTTGCTTTTCTGCGAGCTTTGCCTGCGCATCCGAGAGGGGGTCTAAAGAAATTGATTTCTTCCAACTTGCATCAATCGATTGAAAACGGTTCCCTTTAAGCAACTGATCCAAGACAATCGCTCTGATTAAAAGTTGAATGACTGGATAGGCAAAGTTTCCGAGCTTGAGGAGAAATAACTTACCAGCAATCTTTGCGTATGCTTCCGTTACCGAATAAGAACGGCCAAGGATAAACAGGTCTGTATCTGCTCCGGAAGAAATCTGTTCCTCAATATATCGAGAGATCGCTTCGAAGCCGCCGGTCTTAGATGCGTCTGTTAAGGTATGGTGATCGACTGTTGTATCGTCATACGTAGCAAGAAAACCCGATTGAGAATTTTTTTCGAAGGATTGTTTCGCACTTTGTAAAAATTCTTTCTGCTGGTTTTCGTAAGTCTTTGCATCCGTTCCCGGAAGGAGTCGAGGTCTTTTGAATTTTGCAATGATGAAACCTAAGAGTCCCCACTTGTTTAAAGTCTTATCTATATTCTCTTGCGTTTTGAACTGAGAATTGATCCATCGAATGGCGGAAAGAAATGGCGGAATTGCGTACGGAGAATCTTCCTCTCTCTCGATTGCTTCATAAACATATTGTTCTTCGTTCAGCCGGTTGTAGCCGAACTTTCCTTTTTCATACGGAACAAAACGAACGATGTTATCCGCGTCGATTTCCTTTTTGAATATGACTTTTTCAACAGGAATCAAACGAATTTCAGCCACTGAATCAAGATTTAAGGACGGCACAATCTCAGCGGATAAAGCTCCTGTTGTTAAAACTTGTCTCAGAAGATGGTTTGTGATTCCGCGATGTTTTTTGAAGAATGCATCGATATCGGATTGAATTTTCTTTTTACCATTTTCATCGGCTTCAATCTTCCATTCGATTCCAGAATTTCCGAGAGTAAGGGATCTTTTCACTGCTTGGGAAAGATCCGGAAATGCAATTACAAGTTTTTTAATCAGAGGAATCGATTCCAAAGGGAACGATGGATTTACATCCTGAACAAAAAGTTCAGTTTCTTGCCTAAAATCTTTTAGATTTTTGGAAATTGCGGCGAACTCCATTGGCGAAGAAGTTCCAAAAAAATTATGATACAATCTTTGAAAAAAGTTCATTATGCAAAACCTCCGTATCCGGATCCACCGGAACCCGTTCCCGAAGTTTCATAAGCAATTCTTAATGAATTGAGAGCCATGCCATAATGATTCGGAACTTTCTTTTTGAAGGACCATAACGATTTTCCATTTTCATCTTCGCCTTTCTCTCGAACGAGCATCGTAAGATGAAATTTGAATTCTTCGTATGCCTTGAGATCCGACTCGGAAAGTAAAAGTGGATTCGGAAATATAAAGAGTCCGGCTTTGATTGCGTCGACCGTATCCTGGAGAGAATCGTCCCGGTTTACATTTATAACACCGACTTCATCCGCACCGGGAACAACTTCAGAATTTTCCTTATACTTTTTTGTGAAGTATTGAATCTTCAAATTTTCCGGGAAGCGGAGCGCCATACGTAGCGACCAGTTTCGGTTCGGCAAAGCATCTATGATTCCACTTAATACGCTAAATCTGGTTACTTGTTCCGCATAACGCTCTTCATCTAAGACACTTGCTTTGTAAAGCCCGATGATTCGGATTCTTCCATCCAGCGTTGGCTCACCGAAAACGCCGTGCACCGTGTCGCCTTGATCCGCACCGTGATATGTAAAATAAGGAGAATGATCCTTGAGTCCTTGGTCTCCTTCCCATTTTTGAATTTCATCAATTTGTAAAGGCTGTTCTTCGTCCGAACTGGATGGCCAGCCGATTATGGAAATCGTTAGGTTCTTGCGCTTTGCGCTCGTAACCGCACCGAGAAGTTTATTATAGATGAAAAACGGGCTTCTCGGAGTAAATAGCTGGGAGCATTGATATCCTCGGCGATCGGAATTAGTTTTCGCAACATATTCTCCTTTTTGATTGTCGAGTTTGCGGCTACACTTTTCGCAAGCGTAAAATACATTCGATGCGCTCGGATTTCTTAGCGCCTCTTTATCATCAAAACCGAATATGCTGATTGGGTCTTTTAACCAGCGCTCTACTAAATTCGTCCAATGACCACAGGAAGGACATTTTAAAAGTCGAAATCTTTGATCGGAACGTAGAAATTCTGCGTGGATCCCGATGTTTGGAAGTGAGGGCTGTGAACCGAGCATCATCCAATTTAATTTCGAAGCAAGAAGTCGATCCCCAACGAACTCGATGTTTTCCTCGTCATGTTCGTCAACTTCATCGAGCATTACGATATCCAAGTCGACCGTCTTCGTTCCACGTTTTGTCCATGTACCACGCATTACAAGCGTTGCTTTGTCGATTTTTTTGGTTCTCGTATTGTCTACATTCGAATCATTGAGATGCGGTTTTAAAATAGGGCATTGATTGAGAAACGGCTCGACGCGGTCCTGAACGAAATCTTTCATTGAGATATCGTCTGGGAAATAAATTCCAGCTTTGTAACTGGATCTAAAAATTTTCCAAACGAGCCTTGCTAAGGCCCAAACCGAATATCCGATTTGTGCCGCCTTTAAGAATACAATGTAAGGATGGTCTTGTGACTCTCTGCAAATATCCCTCCAAAACGAATAACCTTCGAAGCTGTAAGGGATAAGATCATCGTCACCTTTAACAAAAACATTTTGGGTGAGGAATTCTTCCATCGTACCGTCTCGTCCGGTAGATGGCTTTCCGATCATATTATCGAGTTCTTGAAAGAATTCCTCCTGCGCATTCTTTGTTTTAGCCTTCGCCATCTGTTAGCTCCGGTAAGAATGCGATATCGATGTCCTTCATCATAGAAACCTCGCGTTTGATATTTGCGATGTACTGAGAAAATACGATTGGATTCGCTTTAAGAAACGCATTTAACTCCGGCGTGCTTTTGATAGCTCGATGAACGCCGCGAGCAACCTCGACTGGCTCCACTCGTTCTTTCTCTTTTTCAAGCATACGCTCGATGTCGTTCATCAATCCGCGAAACGTGTTTAATGCGCCTTCGCCGCTTTTGAACGCTATCGACAATTCCCCATCTTCGTTGAAGATTTGTTTTTTGATCGCCTTGAATGTGCGAACCGTGTTCACGCGCAGAGTTGTGAGGCTGATTTCCGCTTCCTTTAAAGCTTCATTTTTTGCGTTTAAGAGGGTTTTCTCACGATCCTGTTCCGCTGTCGTTCCGGTTGTCTCATCAACTTCAGAGAGCCAATTCCGAATCGTGTTCGAAGTAATTTTAGGATACTCAGGTTTAAGAGCATTCGCAATCTGCTCCGGGTTGTATCCAGATATTACGTAAAGATTATATGCTCTGCGTTTTAGAATTTTAGAATAAGACACAGGGGGAACCGTATTCCTTTTCGTCGATTGTTTCCAAACAGAAATCTAAAGCTCCGTCCCCTATGTCCTTTCTTTTCACGCCGCCTCGGTATCTGAGTCCGCTGAAATTTCGTCCTCGATTCTGGAAGGCTTGATATACAGACGTTCTTTTTCTTCGTTCAACTCGACTCCGATTTTCTGATGAGCCGCCAACGGGTCCGCGATGATTGAGTCCTTGTTCAACTCAAGCTTTGCACGAATGAATACCTTAGAAAGTCTTGCAATCCAGTCGTTGTATAACTGTAGAAGACCATTTTCAGCAAGGATCCTCTCAAGGAGTTTCACTGAGGTTTTGGTTCTTACTGAAGCAGGAGTCTTTCGAAAATTCAACGTTCCCGAAATGAGCTTGCAGGTTTTCAGATTCGGATCCGGGAACAATTCTTCCCGATTCTTTTGCACGAAGTATGCAATTCCGCTCGTAACGTGATCGATTTTCGCTTGAATCGGATAAACGGTTTCTTCCAATTCGGAGCGAATCTGAGAAATTTTCTGATTCGCTTCGTTTACAAGGCGGTCCCTTTCGAGCATCTGTTCGCCCATGTATTCCATTCCGGCTTCCAGTTCAGCTTTATTTTTGTAAGCGTTGCTCGGAAGATCCACAAGCGGGCGCTTCTCTTCGTTTTTTTTAATTTTCGCCATTCGTAGTTTCTCCTTCCGATTTCGGGGTTACATCCACCGCGACACCTTTCGAGGTGGTACTTACCGTATCTGCTTTCGGGATTCGTTTTTTACGTGCGACTTTTTTCGGAGCCGCTTTCTTCTTTGCCTTTTTTACAGGCGCCTTCTTTGTTTTCTTTTTTGCTACCATGATTGTTATCCTCCTTTATTCAAATATCATCATGTGTTTCCGTAAAAATCGTATCATCGTATTTGTGGGTTCTATTTCGAATACGATTTACGAGTTCGTTCTTTACGATTGCTTCTATCTCTGGAGAAACATCACCTTCGCCGCTAAGGGCGTTTTCGATTGTAGCTTTATCTAAATCCTTTTTATATCGTTCTTTGATTCCCGATCGAATCTGTTTTACGGAAATCTTCAAACGATCCATGATTCGGAGATAACCGTCAGACAGAAAGTTGCGAACGTGATTTTCTCGGATTGTTTGATCAGATAGAACCTCCGGATATGCAAATGCAATTCCTAAAAGAGCATTACGAATTGCTAAAGGAGTTCGATACCTACATCCTCGAATCAATAATTCTTTCGCTTTCTCTCCCGCTTTCCCGCGTTCGAATTTGACTTTGAATCCTTCTTCTGCGATCTGAATCAGTTCCGAATGGCTGAGTTGACTCATGGGTGCCTGAATTGTTCGGTAACCGATTTCAGGACTGGAAAGAATACCGGAAATCCGAGTCTCTGGTTTCATAAACATCAAGATTGAAAACAGGTGATCTTCTTTTTCGTGCGCAATTTCCCACACTTTTTTAAGATCTCGAAGTCCCCCGATGCGAAGAGCCTGTGCTTCATCAATGATTAAAACGACTTTTCTACCGATACCCTTAGCCCAGATCAAAAGTTCTCTGAGTTTGAAATATCTTTCATTTAGATTACCCGGAACGTGTTCGCTTGAACGTATAGATCGGATCATGTGTTTCATAACGAACGCGATCGAAAGACCACCTAACGCAGTTTCCCAAGCTGGACCCACATGTACGAGAATGTATTTTTGCGGTTGGTTGGAGAAAAATTCAAGTAGGCTGTTATAGAGATACGTCTTTCCCATGCCGACCTCTCCCGTAACTGCAAGCCAAGAATTGTTTTTCACCGCTTGGTAGGCTAACTTTGTGATCTTATCCGTATTCCGAGTGTTTACGAATTCAGGTTGTTTGGTAAGAAGTGCATTCATTTCTCCAACTCCTTACTTTTAAAATATTCTCGGATCATTTCCACAAGATCGAGAACCTCTTGTGCGGGGATCGATCCTACCTTTCGCTTGCAGGATTTCAGATTATAGAGAACGATTTTGTCTATTTCCTCATCCGGAATTTCTTCACTGAATTCGAGTTCTTCCAAAAGCCAATCATAAGCATCATCCACGGTGGAAAATTCCGTCGGAGGAGCGGGAGTATGAGTTTTCATATCCAGTTTTGGAATATTCAATTTTCCGTATGGAGTTTCCGGAAGGTCTGGTAGAACATCGGAGAGGACGAGGGATTTTTCCACTGACTTGGCGCCCTTCAGTGCTTTCTTTCGGTTTTTTGTTCTTTCTGTGTCTCGAAATCCCTTTCGTCCACCCAGGTTTTCGAAAGATCCGGAAGTTCGCTCGATTGGACCTTGATCGTCGAGAAGTAAATGCCTTCCGTCGTTTGTGGTCGCAACGTAAGAACCGTCGTATCGTTTGTAGATGGAAACTTTTTCACCAACCCGATCGATTGCGACTTCTTCCGGAGAGTAGCGAAGTAGATACTTTCGGGCATTGATCGAAACACAACCATATGCATCTATGTCCCGAATGAGTTCGGAGACCATCGCATCTTTTAAGTTTTGTTTTGTTACCGCGCGGATAGGATTGTTCTGAACGGACGCGAGCCATTTCGCGTAATTTCCGAGTTTGTCATTCCGATGGATTTGGTAACGGTAAAGAAGCTCGTTCAACTCGTCCAGGTCTGAAATCATTCCCTTTACGATTCGAACTTCACAACTTCGTTTGATTGCAGAGATTCGGCCTTCTACTGGCCCTTTTGCTTTGGAATGTCCTGGGAAATGCGGAATTCGTTTTATTCCGAGACGATGAAAGAAAGGATCCAATGTTTTAAAAGCGGAATGACCATCCGTATATAGTATTTCCGGAAGTCCTTGTAAGGGAATGTAATCGTCTTCTTTCGGGTAGGACGGCTCTTGAAAAGAAGTCTGCATGGTCCGTTGAATTCTCACCACCGTGGATTGAGTCTCCTCCGATTGCAGATGGCGCGTACGCCCGAACATAGAACGTTTTTGAATATACTTCAATCGCTACATAGATAATCACTTTTCTAAGTTGAGAATCTTCCGATCCTTCATAAATTCTCGTGATCCCCATTTCTAAATCGGGACGACCGAAAGATATTTTTTGGAAGGGTGCAAATACACCGCGTTCAGCGGAGAAGCGTCAATCATCCACGCACGATTCGCGTAAGGCTCCGACCATGTTATGGATGCCAGAGGACTCTTAATCTGTTTACGAGCAAGCCCTTTGTCGTTCAACCACCGCCCCAGCTTGTGTCGATCCCAAACGCCAGGACGAATTTTTCCGAGTTTCTCTGCAAGCTCGATGGCAAATTCTTGCGACTTTCCGTAATCACGATTGAGCGCATAACCGACCGTCTTTGCATTCCCTTCCGTTTTCGTTTTCTTTTTTTGTTCATGCAAAACTTCACCGGCGTACATTAGCTCAGAAAGTATAAATCCTTCTTTCTCTCTGAGATCTTTTTCCAAACTTCCGAGTCTCGATCCTAGTTTTTTACGTTTTACTTTTGCAACCGAAACAACCGACCTCCCCCTTTTCGAGTCGATTGAATACGTCATACACTCTTGGTTTGGAAAGTCCGAGAATACGAATCGCTTTTTGAACGATTTCGCCTCGGATTTTCGCGTTTTGTATTACTGTTTTTGCATATATCCAATCTCTGTATAATGGGATTACGATTCCTAAGTCCAGTATTTTCATCCCAAATCCTCCATCATAGGGACCGGCAAACAATCCGACCACTTCTCATAAATCGATCTGTAAATTCCGGATAGTGAGGTTAAAAAAATGGAAACTACTTTACCATTTTCTAAGCTGTGTTCGAGTTTCGAAAAATCGGAATCGTGTGCTGCAAGGATTACATCCGCTTGCGACTGTATCGAGTTCAGAGATTCCATTAGAATTTCCGAAAGTTCTCGTCTTTCTCGAAATGCCCTTCTTACTTCCGGAGAAATTCCGGTGTCTTTCGTCTGGTCGTCCACGATTTTATGAAGTTCGTCCATCGAGGCTTTGTAGCTCGCGGCTTCGTTTCTCGTGTTTGTAACTTGGTTTTCCAAATCTCCGATCCGCTTGTCCTTATCCGAAAGGATCTTCGAAAACTCTTTTTGATTTTTCGAAGTAAAACTCTTTTCGTAATCAGAAAGACCCATCACTCTACCGTCCGGGAACCGCACCTCACCATCTTCGAAAAGTGCATTATCCTCTCGTAACCCTTCGATGATTCGAAGAAGCACTTTATCGCTTTTCCCTCCGAGGGTTTTCCGGTTGATTTCCGAGGAGAATAGTTTGTCTACCGCAGGGAGTGCTTTCTCGATTTTCCACCATTCGAAGACCGTGTTATCGTTTACGAATTGCTCCATCCCGGCGCATCCGGGAACTTCAAGATAAAGTTGTTCTCGGTTTACTTCGGCTAACGCAACGAGTACGGTCTCTTGGCCGACTCGGATCATTTCCGTCCCGGCGCCGATCTGGCTCATTAGGTAGTTGAGCCTTGTTCGCCTTTGTTCCGGAGTGATCAACGGAACGGGGGTAGTTGATTCGGGTAGTGCCAACTCCCTTGATTCCTCGACAGTTACCGAACTTTCTTCTTCCGACCAAACTTCCGCAACGGACGACAACTTTTTTGCGTTAGGCGTCTTTGTGGGCGTTTGTTTAGTAGTCTTGTTCTTCTTGATTTTTTTGGGCATGCTTCTTCTCCAAGCTGATCATTTCTATTTTTAGTTCGTTTATAAACTCTTCGTGGTCTTCTATGAGATTATGTTTTCGCAAAAAAACCATATTACAGGCGCTATAATCGATTAGGGTTGTTGCAATTTTTTTCATGTCAGTAATGCCCATTGAAACAAACGATTTCAGAATGGTATGCCTGGTAATGAGTAGTTCTGTCATATTTTTATCCACGGCTTACATCCAATTTAAGATACTCTAATATTCGATTCCATAATGTTTTCTTTTTGTAATGTAGTAGTGCAGGTTGAAAATATACGTAACTTTTCATACAATCATCCCCAAGAATTGCTTATGGATCTTTGTAAGGTTGCCGTTTTTCCTATATTCTCCTGCTGGATCCAAATTCAAATAAGCTGGTCTCATTTTTGCTTCGATCGAAATCAAAAGCGCGAGTTCTTTTGAAGTGTGTTTTTCTTTTTGAACTTCGAGAAATCGATTCCAATAGGCTTTGAATTCCACTTCGGAAAGTCCGGAATGAATGAGCGCCTTTCGAAATTTTAGCGGATACGTTTTCACCTTATTTTTTTCCTTCTTGGATTCGTTCTTCTAAGAGTTCTTCGTTTTGCCATTCAGCAAAATCGGCGATATAGTCTCTCTTCTCAACGTACATCTGAAAGATTGCGGATCTTCCGAGGGCTTTCTCTGCAAGTCGCTTCCATTTTTCCGTGGAATTAGCCTTTCCCCCGAGTTCACGTAAAACTTCATCGGAATACTTTTTGTATAACGCCTGTCGGAGAAATGTGATTCGCTCTGCGGTTGTCATTTAACTCTCCTTAGGTGGTGACGGTTTATTTGTTTACTCAACATCTCTTTTACAAATTCTTCTTCTCGTCGTGAAACTGTTGCTATAAATGCGTCTGTTCCATAGGCTCTTCCATTCTCATACGCATCGTCTCCCGCCCTGGTCGCTTTGAGATGTTTGAAGCCTTCGACAAAACCCATCAGAAAAGAAATCTGATCTTGTCTGGATTCGTATTTTTGTAGAAAGGTCTTCTGCTTTTTTCAGGATTCTATCGTTCACGGTTCTACCTCCGTACATTAAGTTTATAAAATTTGCACGTTCACGTAATAACGCGTTTTCAAGATCCTGCTCATTGGAGTTGGAGCTTAGAATTTCACTTCTGCGCTTGATCATTTTTTTCACTAACGGATTCATTTTTGACTTTTTCTTTCGTTCCGCGCTTTGCGAAGTAATTCTTTTCTTTGTTTAGGATTACCCCATGCATCCATTCTGATTTGCTCACCTTGTTCGGTAAGAAACTTGAAATCGTATGCGAGTATGTCGAACTTCCCGTCTTTAGTTTCAACGAAGATGTCGCGCTTTCCGTCGTCGTTGATTTCATATACGATTCGAAGTTTCATGCGGCAAACCTCGGAGAATTTGCCCCTGACAGGCTTGACCTAACGGAAGAAATAAAGATATTTGTAGAATGGACTCGAACCAAATTGAAGTAGATATGCAAATTCTGGCTGATATGTTCGCCAACCTCCTTGAGGAAGAAGATCATGAAGATCGTCCCGTAGTATTCGCCTCCGTAAACGAAATCCTTTGGGGAAATGAATCTCCTGCTGAGATCATGTTGCTTCTTGGCCATTTTCAAAAAGGTCAGGAAGATGACGCTCTGGTTCCCTTGCGATTCTGGGTCGGAGGTCGAAGATATTTTAGGAATCTTCTTGCTCATTGTAATTTCCTTTCGCGTCTTCCAAAAGAATATACAGATGGTTTTGTTCTGTGTTTACGAACTTCTTTGCAGGAACAGGGCATTTCTCCATTAACGCATGAAAATTGTGCGATCCTCTTGGATAGTTTACCATGTGCTTTATTCAGTAATTTGAATGCTGAAATTACCGAATCAGGTTTTGATTTCATCGCTTGAATTAAGCGGCCCCTTCGAGTATTAGAAACTTCTTGGGGTAGACCAATTTCTTCAAAATATTTAGAATATGCGCGAGCGATTACGAACACAACTTCCGCTCTTGCTCGACATTTTGAAAAATTGCGTGAAATAGTTCGACTTCTCTGTTTATATTCTTGTGTCAACTCTTGTAGGTTAATTGTTTTCATGCGGCAAACCTCGGGGCAAATGCGGATTTATAGATTGGATAAACGAGGTCGTACTGAGACTTACGAAATTCTTCCCAGGTCGTCACTAAACCTTTATATGTTGTGCGGTATTCGAAACGTTTGCGGACCATCCATTCGAAGGCTTCTTCGAATGTAACAGGGTTTCCTAATATTTCTCTTTCTTTATGTTCTTTGTATGCTTCGCGTGCGTCTGCGACGGAGATTTCCCATTCGGTCAGAAGTATTTCGTTTACGCGTCTATAGGATTTATGATTTTGAATACAATGTGAAAAGGTTGACTTATTGATTGCATACTTGATTGCAAGTTCAGAGATTGTTTTTCCTGGCTTCGCAATCAGCTGGAGTTTTAATGCAGAAAATTGCCGACCTCTTCTTTTATTGAACACCGAGGATCTCCTTAGAAGTAGGATGGAGAAGCCCTTCTTTTTCGAGTAATGCGCGTATATTGTGCCCAGGAGCAATACCGCTGAATACTTGAGTTACATAACCGTAATTCAAGTTATTGATTCGGGTCCACTCCGCGACGCTTCCATATCGATATCTCAGTTCGGTTTTGATTTTTTGTCGGATTTCCTTCGGAATAAACCGCAATTCCGAATCCAAAGAAGGGTTGGAATTTTCCTCTACCACCAAATTGTTTTTGTTCATGATTGACCGCCGTTTATGCCGAAATAATATCTGATTAACTGCTAGCTAATATGTATCCTATTAGAATATTTTCAATAAAAAAATTAGCCAAGGGGATATTTTTTTTAAATGGGCAACATTGATGGATAATGTTGCCCAAAATGAAATTCCGAAGCGGGTTCGTGAATTAATTGGCGCCCTGGGAATGACGCAGAAAGAATTTGCTGATAAATTAAACTTAACTCCCGCTTTTATTAATAATGTGTTGAATCAAGGAAAATCGTTTTCACAAGAGACCATAACGAAGATTTCGTTCAAATTTCGAGTAAACATAAACTGGCTTCTTGCTGGGGAGGGAGAAATGTTCATCCCTTCACCTGAAGAAATTCACAAGCAAGTGGACGAATTCAGGGAATTGTGGGGAAAACTTCGGAAACGTGAAGGTATGTTAGATTTTGTTCGAGTTGTTGCTAATTCAACGGACGATGAATGGAAGCGAATTCGTGAGATTACCAGGCTCATGCTTGGAAAGTAAGGAGAAGTTACTATTGAATTTGAATTATGTCTAAAATTTCCTCTGCTGCCGCACGTATAATTATGTTCTTTGGAATGCTATTGTTTAAAATCATATTGTGTGCTAAGACATCTAAGATTTCTTCAATTCTTCTCAATATTGTTTCTACATCTGAATTATCCAACATGCTTTTTATTTCCTTATCGTCTGTGTAGTATGGACAGATCCCCCGACAAAAATCAAAGCTAAATTTTGCAAAAATATTGCATTTCGTGCGAGTTATGTGGCATTGGGACCATTATAGGAAGTATTGATGGAAGATGCGGCCATTCACTCAGTTATAATAACGGCTATATTTACTTTCTTAAAATATCCTCGGAAATTGGACTCGGTGGAACATTTGCAGATAATGATGTTCACTAAATTCTAAATGAACCTCAGGTTGGATTTGTGCAGAAGGTGGCTAACTTTTTTATTCAATGTTAGCCGAATTACTATCAGTTAAAAAAGATTAGGGTAACATTTATTTGTTAAATGTTACCTGGAGGAAGCAAATGCTCGAAAGAAGTAGATCGATCCTAATTCAAGCAATTCTAATATTATTTGGGCTATTTTTTTCAATCTCTCTCCAAAGCGAGAACTTGCAACTCTACACATTAGAGATACCTTGTCAGGAGTTCGGGAATTATACCAATCTGGAAGAAATTGAAAAGGCGAAAGTAAAGAACGATTCTACTAAAATTTTAGTCAAGACAAGCAATGGTAGCATCAAGGTTCCAATTGGTTATGTGAATAATGCGAAAGAGATTGCAGACGAAAAAAGTTTCCGCATTTTTATTAAGACTTATGAATCAATTTGTGGTAAAGGCTCAAAGCCCGCAATTTACAACTCTATCGAATTTGTAGCCAGTGGAGTTTTAGCGAATTGCGTTAAAAAGTTTGAAAAGACGTTCCAGACTATACAAGCAAGATCACATGCCGTAAACATTTGTCATGATACGCAAAACGCAACTTTAAATAATTCAATACCATTGAAGCCACTAGATCCACGTTGTCCAGATTTCGGAACCCTGACCCTTAAAAAAGAAGAGTTAGATAATGTTAGATTGAATGAACCTTTTCCTGTTCCGAGGCTATGGGTCCGAGCCCATAATGGCGAGAATATAGCCGTTCAGGAAAATTTAGCTACCAATGCATTCGCGATTTCTAATGATGAAGAATTGCTTTTCTTTCTTGTGAATTACTCAATGACTTGCGGTAGAAAAGTGCCTCCTTTTTTCGAAAGCATTCCTTACGTTGAATCTCAATCATTTAAATTTTGCGTATGGAAGCTCAAGACAATGAATAATGATTCGCGAGCAGAAAGCAAATGTCATGAAAAATATAATAAGTAAGCTATTTCCCCAGAATCGCAATTAAGCCCTGAATCAATCCTGACGCCTGTTTTCGAGTCAAGAGATCAAAGGGCTTTTTGTATTGCCGCATCGAAAAGTCGTTAAGATCAACTTTGTAAATTCCCTTCTCATTGATTGAGGTGCAGAGTTTTCTCGCCGTTTCAAATTGAGAGTAACTTCTTTTCTGAAGTTTTCTTTTGAGCGCAGACAGAGGATCCTGCGGTTTCTGTTTGCTGACCACACGACATTCTATTTCTAAAAGATTGATAATTTTATGCGCTTGATTAGGACTCAGCGCGGAAATGGATTTCGATCCGGTTGCATCAAAAACGATTTCATACACCTTCGGTTTATCAAAACCCGCTTCCTTTGCGGTCGCCCAGAGTTTCTTCATCTGGTCCGAATTGATTTTATGCTCCGGTATCATCCTGTAAGTCCCTTAAAGAATCTTACGTCTCTTTTTTCTGATTGACAAGAATATTTTTTTATATTAGGAAACGCTTATCTATGAACGCACTCACAACAAAAACGCATCGAATCAAACTTTCATCTCATATCAGAAAGCTATTTTACTCGCCAAAGGAATTCGGTAGAATCTTAGGAAAGAGCGAAAAGACGATACTACGTTGGGATGAACGGGGAGATTTTCCTTTTCCAAGATATGATTTCGGAGAACGAAGTTCAGGCTGGCTTATATCCGATGTCGAAAAGTGGGTGAATTCACGCGCAAATAAAAAAGAACAGACATAGCGGACATTCAAGACTGATCTTTTACTAAACCTCTTTCTATTCAAAACACATAGGCTATTCTTGCCATGTGCCAAAAGCAAATTTAAAATTCGATTCAAACGGAACTCTAAGATTAGAATCCGGACTTCTTCTCCATAACTCTGGTGTTGCGCGGGGAGAATTCCGTTCTCTCCACGCAAATTTTTTGCAACCCGGCATTCCTACAAACGTAAATAGCAGTCAGACAACACTCGTTGAAAACGAAGAATATGCAGAATTCAATTTCAGAATGTTGTCCGCCGTTTTGATCGAAGGATGGTGGTGTGATCTTAGAAAGCCTGCGATTTTAGAAGAAGCTGTAGGACATTTTGCAACCAAAATTTATACAGACCACCAGCGAAGCGTTCGTAACTCGATCGGAATTACACGAAATCCTATATTCACAAATCGTAATAATATCCCTGGTGTTGATGCCGTTTTCCGGATTTATAAAGATTTTGCCTCTGATGTTATAGCACGTTTAAAAACGATACCGGCATTGATCGACGCGAACTCGGTCGGCATTTCTTTCACCTACGAAAAATCGCATCCGCA